ATGGAACTGGAAATTTGATGACCAGATTAATCAAAAGTATCATATCTATTATAGAGGTACATGCTTAGATGGTATGCTTGCAAAATATGTTCTCAATGAAGAAAAACCTCACGGGTTAAAGGATATGGTTAGAAGGTATCTACCCGAATATGGTGATTACGAAAAGCAAGATAAATTCGATAAGATACCTTGGGATAAAAAGGAATTAGACCCCTTATGCAAATATGGTTGTCAAGATACAGACTTTACATTACGATTAATGATATTCTTTGAGAAGAAGTTAATTGATTTAAAGATGTATTCTGTATTCCGTAATTTATTTATGTGTAATTCCCGGGTATTAACCTCCGTAGAGAAAGAGGGATTATACCTTGATAGAGATTTCAACCAGAAATTACTTGAGGAATATAAACCGAAGATTGATGCTGCTAGACAAGCAATCTATGATTTACCAAGGGTAAAGAAGTTTACCAAGAAATATAATCAAGATAAAATAGAAAGGTATATCGAATCTATTGAGGCTGAACTTGAAGAGTTAGATTATAATGACCCAAAAGATAAACGTAAGATTGATTCAAGGGAACAGAAGATATCTAATATTCGTGCAGGAGTATTTACTACCAAGAAGGAGCAGGATTTAATTAGACCTATCAATCTTGGTAGTCCAGTTGATTTACCAGCACTTATGTATTCAGATTCTGGTTTTAAATTCCCAGTAATTAAAAATAATGAATCTGGTAAGCCAAGTACAGATGAAGATACTTTGGTTGAATTAAGGTTAACAGTAAAAGACCCAGAATCCCCAAAAGCAATATTCCTTGATAAGCTACTTGAATTAAGAGGTTTACAGAAAATGTATACTACTTATATTGAGGGTTGGCATGAAAAAGTCCAAGATGATTCTCGATTACACGGTAGATATAATATACATGGTACTGATTCTAATCGATTCAGTTCTGCTGACCCAAATATGCAGCAAATACCAAAAACCTCTGTAGACCCAAATATCAAGAAACAGTTGGTTGCTCCTCCCGGTTATTTATATATGGCATTCGACTATTCTCAGGCAGAGCTAAGAATGATGGCTCATCTATCAGGAGACGAAACATATCTGGAAGCATTTGCTAAGGGAGTAGACCCTCACCTTGGTATAGCAGCAGCAAAATATGGTGTATCAATCGAAGAAGCAAGTAAAGCCTATGAAGATGAAACACATCCAGATTATAAACTATGGAAGGTAAGGAGAAAGCAAGCTAAACAGATTGCATTTGGACTTATTTATGGAATTGGTAATAAATTGCTAGCAGTTAAACTATCTGACCCAAAAGCAGGTATTATAGTTACACCAGAAGAAGCAGCAAAGGAAATGGAAGTATTCTTTGGTCAACATCCTAAAATTAGGAAGTTTAAAGAGAAACAAGAGAAATTCCTTCGTAAGCATGGGTATTATACACAGTTATTTGGTACTAAACGAAGACTCCCACAGATATATTCAAATGATAAGCAAGAAGTTGCTTATGCCATTCGTTTAGGTCTTAATTTCCCATGTCAAGGTGCTGCAGCAAATATGACCAATTTTGGAGCTATCCTTGTTTATTGGTTAATGAGACAAGGTAAATTACCCATGATGAAAGAAGCTTGTACAGTACATGATGCTGTATATATGTATTCTAAACCTCAAGATATTAATACATGGACTGTATATACAATCTGGAATATTCTACGTAATCCAAGTACAAAGAGATATTTCGGATTTCAAGTTGATGACGTAACTCTATCAATGGATTTTACAATAGGCCGGTCTATGGCAGAAGAATTACCATTTATGCCCGGATATGATTATACTAGAATGTTAAAACCAGACTTTTCGGTAGAAGAGTACATGGAGGAATACCATAAGTTTAAGACTCGTAAAATTGGTAATTTTAGTGCAGCTTCACCAGAAGTATTTATGGAACTATATAAAAAGGAAATCCATAAATATCAACGAGAATATGAAAAATCGAGAAAAGGGTAATATACCCGGGTTTAGTAATTATTACATATCCCGTACTGGAAAATTATACTCGAAATTTACTGGTAGTTGGAAATTAGTAAAACCTGCTATGAAAGATAATGGTTATTTATCTAACTCTTTAGTAGGAGATGGTGGTAAACGGAAGAACTTTTATAGACACAGGTTAGTTGCTTCTATTTACATCCCTAACCCAAACAATTATCCTCAAGTATGTCATAAAAATAACAATCCAGAGGATAATCGGGTAGGTAATTTATATTGGGGTACAGCTAAGATGAATATGGGTCAGTGTATAGAAGATAAAAGATTCTATTTTGTTGGTAAAGAACGAGAACGTAAGGTAAATGTAGAATTATTAATTTCTAGGTATATAGATGGTATACCAAGAAAAGATATACTAGAAGAATTCGGTATATCAACTGGAGTATTATATAAAATATTACGGTATAATAACATAAAACTAAGGAAATGAAGAAGATTTTAAACGGGCCCACGGTATGGAGGGCTAAATGCCCAGTATGTGATTGCGAATTTGAATATGATACCAGTGAAACTTTTGGGGTTTATAATAAATCTGGGGATTATTTTAGGATAGTACAATGCCCAACTTGTAAGGCTAACTTAAAGCATTCAGATTCAGTATCTACCACTACAGAAGTGAAGAAAGAGGATACTATGACAACATAAATAATAAAATATTATAAACTATGGCAACTGAAGAACAAATAATGAATACAAATAGGCTATCATCATTAACCCATATGATATCGGCCTGCTTAGAGTTCTCTATTCAAAACCTCAATCGTCAATTAGATTTATGTAATTTGAGATTAGTCGGTAGAGATAAAATGGTATTCAACCGAGTTAGGTCTCAGATAGAGCAACTTCAATCAAATCTCAAATTATTAGAAGATTTGGCATTTGGTGTAATGAAGGATGAAGATGCAAGGTTAGCTTATGAAGATGCTACTCATATTTATTGGGCTCTGTTTATGACTCTAGTAGATAGAGGGGGAACAGATAACCTATGTGATTTAAGATTCAAAGCTTTAATTGATATAATTGGTAAGTATGAATCTATTCTTCACTTGCCTGGTTTAGATACTGCGTATCATTGTGCATTTGCTCAGGTATCTAAAGCAATTCAAGAAGGTAAATATTCAAAAGAAGATTTTAAGAATTTATTGAAAGTACATGAAAACGGAACTGAAGAAACTAAAGGTTAAATTCGAGGGTAATATCATAACCATAGATATTGCTAAGGAATTATCCATTAATGAAAATATCATTAATTCTCAGTTAAGGGAATCTCCCACTAGTTATTATATACTTTGCTCATTAAGAGATAAGTATATTAAAGAAAGGGATGCTCTAGCAAGAGAAAAGGATGAAGCTTATTCTGCTGCTTGGGTATTTATTAAAGAATCTAATGAAAGGTTCAATAATGACTACGTTGCTCATAAGGCTAATATATCTCCAAAGTATAAGTCGATATATCAACGATATTTGAAAGCAGTAGAAAAGGCTAACAAGTATATTTCAATATGTAGAGCATACGAGAGTCGGGAGAATATCTTGAGAACTATTAATGCCAACATGAGGAAGCAACAATAATAACTATAAGTAATTACTAACTTTTAAAAAACGAATTAGAATATGAATTATTCATTAACTTTCATCTCTGCTATGGTAGCAAATCAGTTTGACAAACAATTACCAGGATGTCCAACTGAAAACAGGGTTCTTATCTTATCACCAAAAGAAGTAAACCAAACTCGTTCTGGGCTTATTATCCCGGAACAAGTAAAAGAGGGAGTTCCTCGTAAGGGAGTTATAGTTAAACTCGGGGAGATTACCGAAGAATACAGAACTTACCGGGACCTGGTGCAAATAGGTAGAATAGTTACCTATGGTTTGTATGCAGGCAAGGAAATGGAATTTGAAACAGATAAGCTTACTCCTGGCTTACAACAACTTTTGGAAAAGAACACTTTAACGGTGTTAAGTATGAATGAGGTAATCTACTCAGAACCAAATAATAACGATTGATATGGCACTTGACAAAAAGAAAAAGAAGAAAGTTTCATCAGATGGACTTTCTACAAAAGAAAAGATGCTGGCTAGAAAGAAACAGCTAGAATCTAAGGGAAACGGCAATGGGTTGGTATTCCCTAAAGAAGGTACTTTACGAATGAGAATTAAATCTCCGGGTGATGACCAAGAATTGGGAATCGAAATTGTTCAGTTCTATCTTGGAGGTAATTTGGGGGGAGTAATATCTCCGGCTACTTTTGATGAACCATGTCCTTTCATGGAAAAATACCAGGAATTGAAAAACTCAAAGGATGAGGATGACAAGGAACTTGCAAAAACCCTTGTACCAAGAAGAAGGTATGTTATCGGTGGTCCGGTCTATGCAGACGAAAAGGGAACTAAGTTTGATTACGAGGGTAAAGATAAGGGAGTTCTAGTTCCACGCTCTGTTTATCAAGATATTATCGACTTATACCTTGATGAGGATGAAGCTGGTGATATGACAGACCCAAGAAATGGGTATGATATCAAAATTATTCGTTCTGGTTCTGGTAAGCTTGATACAACTTATTCTGCTCGTGCTTGTAAACCAACTAAGTTGGACAAGAAATATCAAGGTACTGTAGACCTAGAAGGTATAGTTCGTTCTCAAATCAAATCCTACGATGAACTGGAAGAAATTCTTGCTAAGTTTTTAAATGAAGACCATGGAGGAGACGACGATGAGGACGATAAACCAAAGAAAAAGTCAAAAAAGAAAGGTATTCACAGAGACCATTATATGGAGGACGATAAACCAAAGAAAAAGTCAAAAAAGAAAGGTATTCACAGAGACCATTATATGGAGGACGATAAACCCAAAAAGAAAAAGAAGAAACGTTATAAATCAGATATTTAAAGGTTAGTTAAACATATGGTTTCATTCGAAGGTGGTAATTAGATTCGTTCAGTTATCACCTTCTTTAGTCTAAATACATTACATTATGGCAAAGAAAACAAAAGTTGGTTTAAAGGTACCAACAAAAAATGAGATACTAAAGAAATATGGTAGTATCATGAGATTGGCTTCAGATACAGTGGAATCAAACTTATGGTTACCTTCTACTTTCTTTGCTCTCAACTATACATTTGGTGGTGGTATACCATTTGGTAAAGTACTCGAAGTAGCTGGAGAAGAATCTTCTGGTAAATCCCTTATTGCATATAATTTTGCATATACCTGTCAACAACTCGGTGGGCATGTTATATGGGTAGATGCTGAACAATCTTGGATGAACTCTTGGGCAGAAGCAAATGGGGTAGACCCAGAAAAAGTTACAGTATTAACCGATACCCGAATTGAATATATTTCTGACGCAGTAGCAGATTTAGCAATTTACTTACGTTCTCAATTAACTAATAATGAACCGATTCTCTTAGTGATAGATTCTATTGCTGCTATGGATTGTGCAGATAACATAGATTCTAAAATGGTAGAGGGTAAGGCTGAAATGGGAGGTAGAGCAAAAGCTCTTTACAAATACTTCCGTATCAGAAGTGAATTATTCTATAGATTAGGAGTTACACAGATTTACATTAACCAATTAAGAACTGCTTTAAATGTCGGATTTGGAAAAGATAACACAACTACTACAGGAGGTGCAGCACTTAAGTTCTACGCTTCAATCAGAGCTGCCTTTTACTCAGGCAAGTCTATCACTGTTAAACAGAAAGGCAAAGAACGGAAAGCTGGTAAATTGGTCACAATCCGACTTATTAAAAATAAAGTTGCTCCTCCAAGACCTACAATCAGTAAGTGCCCGGTTTACTTCAATCCTAAGTTCCATGAAGTAGGTTTTGATAGATGCTATGCTCTTGAAGATGTATTGGTAGAAAATGATATCATAGAAAAATCTTCAGGTGGAGTATATAAGTTTAAAGGGAAAACTCTTGCAAGAGGTGAAGAGAAATTCCAAAAGCTTTTGGAAGAGGATGATGAACTTCGTCGTAAACTATTAAAGAAGGCTGAGATAAATACTATCGGTACAACTAGAAAGAAGATAGTAGCATTGACTACTAATTTATATCCAGTAGATGGAGTAGAATATGAATCATTTAACGAGTCAGATGACGAGGAGGAAGACGATGAGTAAGAAAACAGTATTATTGATTGATGGAGAGAACATTCTCCATCAATCTTTTCACAAGTTCGAGAAACTTAAATCCACAGACGGTAAACCAAGTGGAGCCATATTTGGATTTTTCAAATCACTCCACATGTATCTTACAAGGTTTGAACCCAATGAAGTAGTTATAACATTTGATAACGGTCATTCACCAGTAAGGGATAAGTTATTACCCAACTATAAGGGACACAGAAAAAATATATCGGTTGATTATGAATCCTTGCAAATACAAAAGGCAATCATAATGAAGATATTGGGTATGCTAAGAATTTCTTATATATTTGATAAAAGGAATAAAACTCAATATGAGGGAGATGATTTCTTAGCATACCTAATTATTAATACTTATCGTTCGGATAATGTAATCTTGGTATCATCAGATAAGGATTTTAATCAATTGCTAAACAAAAACGTTCGAATATTAAACCCAAGAAAGGATGAAGTTATTCGAATGGGTAATTGCAAGGAATTATTCGGTTATCATTCCCATGAGACAGTTGAATACCTTGCAATGGTAGGTGATACTTCCGATGATATCCCTGGTTTTAAAGGTATAGGTCCAGTAACTGCAAGAAAGATATTAGATGAGTATAAATCAATTTACAAATACCTGGAAGCTAAACCTAATAAAGAGTATCAAGAAGCTTGGGAAAGGAATCGTAAATTGATTGATTTATTCTGGTTTGTAGGTAATGTCCCTTTAGACAAGATACCACTCAAGAGGAAGAAGACTTTCAACTATGATAAATTTAGGAAACTGTGCATAGAGTATTCTCTGGCTTCGTTCCTAACTAAAGAATTTATTAAACCTTTTAAAGAGTTATCCGAATGAAAATAATGTTTGCAGGTGCAAGTGGAGTTGGGAAAACCACTTTAGCAAAAGAAGTTCCTGGGATGATTAAGTTTGATGTAACAGAATACCCTCCAGTATTGGATTTTATATCTGGCAGTGTATCAGAATTAATCCCTAAAACAAAAGATATGTCTCATAAAGAGATGTTAGAAAGAGATTCAAAGGATTTGTTACTTGAAGACTTTCAGGTAATGAACCTAAGAAACAAGATGTTCAGGGATAGAGATAGATTTGTTACAGATAGAAGCTATCTTGATTTAGCTGCCTATTTCTATTACAAGCAAGCCAAGAATGTTCCTAAATGTGAAATGGAACACTTTTTCGAAACTTGCAAGATGTTACTCAATCAACAATGTACTCATCTTATTCTATTAGACTTTACTACTGCCATGGTAAAGGAATGGGTTATGGAAGATAATGGTAAACGAATAGATAACAATTACTTCCAGTTCTTAATATCTTCTATAATGGATAACGTATTGAACTTGTGGGGATTCTTACCTACTAAGGAAATATCTTCTATTTATAAGAACATTTTTAAGAATCAACTCTTGGAATACGGTGCAACCGAGGGAGTAATCAAATCAATATATGGTGAAACTAAAGTTCTCTGTATAAGAGAAGCTAATTTGGATATTCGTAAGAAACTTATTATTGATTTTCTTCATGAGTAAAGAAGTAGTATTTATAGCATTCTCGGATTTGCACATAAATCTATGGGCAAAATTCAATGAGAACAACAATAGGACCTTGAATAGTATCAAGGTCCTTGACGTTATTGCAGGTCAATGTGAAAAGTACAAATGTCCTGCTTTGTTCTGTGGAGATTTATTTCATAAGCCAGAATCAATTGACCAAGATTTAGCAATATTCGTTGCTGAACAATTTGATAGGTTAGAGAGTAACTACCCAAAATTCAAAATGATTTATATAGACGGGAATCACGATTTGAAATCTGTAAATCGTATTGATAGGATAACTAAGGGATGGCCTTTTGTATTTCATAAGAATTTTATGAGCTGTGTTAATCTAACTAGAATCAAATGGTGTTCTTATGGAGATTACCACATTTATGGAGTTCCATACATTGATAATAATGTGGGTCTAAGTGAATATCTTAAGAAACTCAAATTAGATAAGAATGTAAAGAACATACTTCTTCTTCATACTGACTATCCTGGAGCAAAGGATACCGACGGTAGGGAAGTTGATTCTGTAGAAAATCTCAATGTAAATATCTTGAATCGATTTGACTTGGTATTATGTGGTCATATACATAAACCTCAAAGACTATCAAAGAAGGTTTATATGATAGGAGCACCTAATCATCAAAGGAGAACAGATAGAGATTGTAAATTGGGTTATTGGAAGATTTATTCAGACTTATCAATGCAATTCGTACACCTTAAGCAATTTCCTAAATTCGTAGATGTAGAATCTGAGGAGGATATTAAGGATGATGGCAATTATTATACCGTTTTACCTAAGAAAACTAGTAACTTAGTAAATACTAACCATAAAATTACTAAGCAACTTTCTAAGAAAGCTCTAGCAAGGAAGTATCTTAAGGAAAAAGGTATAACTGAACAAGATAAGAAAGAACTACTGATTGACATACTTAAAAAAGCTGAATCATGTTAACATTTACAACAATGAACGTAGTAGGATTCTGTTCAATAGAAAACCTACATATACCTTTAAATCCAAGTTGTACCATACTTATCAAAGCACCGAATGGTAAAGGTAAATCAACTATCTTATCGGCATTGGTATGGGCAATATATGGTAAAAATTTAAAAGGGGTATCAGAAGTAACTACCTGGGAAAAGGTAAGACCTAAAGATTACCAAGGAGTAATGGTAGAGGTATTCTTTCAAAAGGGAGAACATATTTATAAAATTATCCGATGTCAGAAATGCAATATAGTTCTTGAGGATGGGGCTAAAGGTAAAGATAGGCTTATCCTTATGAAAGATAACGAGGTAGTGAATGTAAAGGGTAAGAATAAACTCCAAGATGCCATTAATGCAGAGCTTGGCTTATCTTACACTTTATTCATGAACTCCATTATGTTTGGTCAGGGTATTAAACGACTGATACAAGAATCTAATTCAGATAAGAAGAAGATATTCGAAGAAGTATTTGATTTAGAATTTCTTAACATTGCCAAAGGTATAGCTATGCAGGATAAAAATAACCTATTAGCTCAGGCAAACGAAGTAGAACACCAATCTGCTTTATTAAAGAAAGAACTTGAAGCAAATAAGGAAGCTTACTTTGATTTACGTGATAGAGAGAAAGGTTTTAAAGAAAAAATAAAGTCAGAACGTAGAGAATTAAAGAAAGATAGGGAAGACCTAACTAAGCAACTCATTAAAAAACAGCAACAACTTAAGGATGAAGTAGAAAAGAGTCTTAAAGTTAAGATTAAGAAACATACTGATTATGTAGATGTTCTTAAATCCAAGATAAAATATAACCGTATAGTATCTGGAGTATCATTACCAGATTTTGTAAAGAAACTCAAGATACAGTTAGATAAAGGCCACTACAAACGTGCGAAAGAGAGCGTAGATATTATCTATAAAGCAATCATAAACTCAGATAAACTCCAGGAAGAATATGAAGATGCTCTGGGTAGGTTGGATGAGTTGAGAACTACGAATGAGAAGTATAAGAGACTTCAAAAAGAATGTGATGATATTGCTTCTGATATTGCTGATATTGACGAGGAGTTGGAAAAACTCAAACAAGAGAAACTTAAGGTTATGTCTCCCAAATATAAAGAGAAACTTAAGGAAATTAGAAAGACTCTTCGTAAGGTAGATGAAGATTACCACAATAAAGAGTTGGAGTTAGAGAATTACAACTGGTTAATCAATGACCCTCTCGGTAATAATGGAATCAAGGCTTACTTATTCGATTCATCTTTGGATATGTTAAATAGAACTCTTGACAAATATTCTCAAGTATTGGGATTTAGGATTGAATTTAACATAGACCTGGGTACTGCTAGAAAAGAATTTTTTACTTTAATTGAAAGAGATGGGCAAATTATTGATTACGATGAACTTAGCGGTGGAGAAAAACAATTGGTAAATGTGGCAATGGCATTTGCAATGAACGAATCTCTTACAATGTCTAAGGGTATAAACCTTGCCTTTTTGGATGAAGTATTCGAATCATTAAGCTCTGATAATGTAGAAGTAGTAACCTCTTTAATCAGACATACTTTTGCAGATAAAACCCTATTCTTAATTACCCATTTAGATTCTCTTCCTCTATCAAATACGAAAATCCTGCAAGTCGAAAAAGTCAATGGCCTAAGTAGTTATAATTTACTATAATGTTATAACTACAAGACATTAACCTATGAACTCAAAAAATAAAGGAAACAGATTTGAAAGAAAAATAGGAGCCTGGTTTACTCAGTGGACTGGGTTCAAATTTGAGAGGAATCGGGCAGGTTCAGGAGCTTGGCATTCTAATAAGGATGCCACTTCTGATTTAACCTGTACAGATGAAAAACATGCTCATCGCTGTAAGATATCTATCGAATGTAAAAATTACAAAGATATCAAATTCGAACATGTACTGCTTGGAAACAAAACTTGTGATATCCTAAGATTTTGGGAACAAGCAAGTAAGGATGCTAAAAGGGCAAATAAACTCCCTATATTATGTATGAGGTATAACTCTATGCCTGCAAATGAATTTTTCTTTGTAGTAGAAGGGGGACCTGGTACTCTGGGAGATTTTATATGGGTACAATCTAAAAAACCCAGTATGTCAATCAGTACTTCAGTTAATCTTTATGTATTTCTTGCAAGTGATATTCTGGAGAATGTTAATTATAAGCAAGTACATAAGCAAGCTAAGTTAATCATTAAAAAGAAATAATATGAAACGTATCCCTTATTCTTATTGTATTTTCTACATAGAACGAAAGTATTATCAGAACATTAATAAAGAACTTAAAGAAAAGGGATATAAAAAAGTACGTGCCATTATCCCTACGATAAACGTTTTAAAGAAAACCGCAAAGGGTAAGATGATATTCGAAGAAGTACCAATCTTATTCAATTATGGTTTTATCAAGATGCCCACGGAGTTAGCGTACTCTAGACCTTTTCTAAACAAACTGAAGAGAAGTATATCAGGTATAAGAACTTGGTTAAAGTCTACAGAGACTCTTCATGAAAGAAAGAAGAAAGCTAGAATAGATAACTCTGAAGACTTTGATGATTTCTCGTTAGTAGCTACATGCACCAGAAATGATGTTAAAAGGTTTAAGAGAATGGCAAAAGAAGGAAAGAAATACTCTGTAGACGATTTGATGAATGTTAAGATAGGAGATTACTTAGTACTTAAAGGCTATCCTTATGAAGGAGTAGATGCTACGGTATTAGGTATAGACCACATAAATAAAATGGTACAACTTCTTTTATATCCGGAAATGGGTAAAATGGAAATATGGTTACCTTTTGATAACGTAATCTATAGCGTGTACCAGAATTATGACCCAGATAAGTTATATGCTAACTCCCAAGATTATGACCCAAATGAGATAACAAGTGAATCAATAGATAGAATAATGGATTTTATGAGGAATTAATATGAACGATGCTCAGAAGAAAGCTTGGGACTGCTTAAACGAAATAGAGAGGCAGTCTTTATTCCTTCAGTTATCAGAAAGCAAATCCTCATGGGAAGCTGGTGAAATTTTAAAGTTGTCACATTACAAGTATTTAGAAATCAGAGAAAGGTCAGAAAAGTTCTTCAGATTATTCTCTGATTTTTTCGAGTTACACACTTCTATTTTTCGACCTGACTGCCCTTGCGAACGAAGCTTTTGTGATTTTATTGAAGGATGTATTGAAAAGAGATTAACAAGGAAAGAAGCCAGTCTATATACTGGAGACTCTTCTAACTTACTCTCAAAGGTAAGCAATAGTAATATCGAAAGAAATATGAAAAGACTCAAAGAATCAGAAGACCCATGGGACTTAGATTCAATGAGATTAATTCTAGAGTTCGATAGGTGGAATAACTTCAGGATTCTACCAAGAATGCTACAACAGCCTTCTGCATTTAAGAGGCGGTTGAATAAGAAGGATAAGATATACATTAAATACCTTTTAAACCGAGTACCAGAATGGATGCACACAAAACTGAAAGAAAGGTTTAGATATAAAGTAAAACCCGGAAAAAAGAAATACTGGGTATGCTTAATATCAGAAGAATTATATACAGATGGATATTTGCTAATGCCAGTAAGACCTTTAGATGAGGTAGTTAGTGAATTTAGTAGATTCTATATGTATGTATTCGAAAAGAAAGATGATGCAGATACATTTGGCTTCATGGTATCCAAGTTTATGATTAAAACAGTTGATGTAAAATTAGGACAACGCTTCTGGCCTGAGTACAGATGCTGCGTGGAAAAAGCAGTTAACTATAATCAAGTGAATAATATAGAATTCAGTATTAAGAAACTTGATATGGCCTTCAATGCCGATAAGGTTAAAAAGAAAAGAAAGAAAAAGCCTAAATCAACGGCTGCTGAACGCATATCAGATACCTCAGCTTTTTATAAAAATAGATAGAAATATTTTTCTATATAAATAAAAAGTATTATATTTGCAACAAATTAAAATAAAAGATATGAGAAAGAACAAAAAGAATAAACCAGCACCCTCAAAAGAAAAAGCCAGTTTCCTTGGTTCAGCCGGGAGGAATATGACTTACAGGGATTTAAAAAGAAAAGCCATAGTATTGGGTATGCCTTTCCCTGATGCATGTGCTGCTGGAGTTTTCGATTTAATTGGTTATATCGAAAGGTCAACTAATAAACCAGACAAATCATTGATTGACCAATATGATGATTGGATGGATAAACAATTGGAGAACATAGGTTATTCAAAAGATGACCCTCTAAGGAATTCGAAATTAAGGCTTGGGTTTCTCGGAGAAGAAGGAGAAGATGGGCAAAGGAAATCAAAAAGGGTTCCAGGAATAAAAAAACCCAGAGAAAAGAAACCACCAAGAGAAAGGGATGAATTTAATCTCATCAAGGGAACTAAGAAATCCTATGTATGGTCATTGGTTGCAAAGGGTTACGATTTAGAAAGAGTAACTAGAAGGATGAAAAAGAAGTTCCCAGATGCAAACGATAAATCAATAACACTTTGGTTTAGAACTGCAAGGAGGACTATGAACAATGGTAAAGCTAAAGGAAAGTAGTAGGGAACCAATCCGAGAAGATAGATATTATATATGGACATGGAGACCAGATACCACCAACAAACGTATTACCGAAAAAAGTTTATATCGGAAACACTTAACCGGTATACCTTATTTCACAAGGTATCAAATAAAAAAGACTTTGGTTTATATGTACGGAGTAGATGTTCTTCAATATATTCATATCATATCAGGCAGGAAATTACTTAGGCAAGGGATAAGAATACTTCAAGATATGAATGGTCTAAGACATAAATCTGGTTCTACTAAATTCTGGTATAAAGGGAGATTAGTAAAAGCCAGGAAGTTTATTATCCCGGATGAATATAAAATTGATAAACACAGAAGACGAAGGTTCATGGTTCAAATGCACCGGGTCTTTAAATCAAAAGGAAAGAAGGTATTCAATGAAAGGTACTCACAAAAATTGTATGGACAACGGGAAGGCATATCTTCCAAGTATATCCGGAAGAAGAGAATACAAATCCATTCTGCTATCTTACAGGATTTACAACAGGCTAAGTCAAGAAGAAAAGATTAAATATAATATTTTTTCTTTGCAATATCCTCCATTGGTATGTTCCTTGGCCTTGTACCTAAGAAAGAAATTAGATATTCCGATACAGAAAGTACTATTTATCAAAGCACAAAGGGATATGCTTGATATCTTTTATGATGAATCTTTAAATCATTTGGGATGGCAACCAAAAGAAAGGTTCTTAGTAAAAGAATTAAGATTTCAGGGATTCACTCCTGTAAGCAAATATAGGATGAGAAGTAAATATGCCTACATTATGACAAACAGGATGCTAGAAAATGAATATTGGGTATTTCCCATGAGATTAGCTGATAACTATAAATCAATGCAAAATCCAAAATACAAATTCTATACCGAAGTATTTGGTAAGGTTGGTATTCCTGGAATAATTAAAATTAAATACAGCAATGGAAACTAAAAACCCAGTACCGGAAGTAAAGGTACATAAACAATTAAATCCGTTCATGGGTAAATCCTTTAAGGTTAATACCTATAATGATAAGGATGAAGTTATCGATACAGAAGATGTAAAGATAGAATCTCAAGAAGAACTAAAGACCGTAATTGATGAGGTAAAACAATATAATATTGCATTTGCTTATCTTACGGGAAGCGAAAGAAAATACAAGAAACTTATAACAGAGTGATATAACTATTGATTATTAACATTTAAACATTTACGAAAATGGCTAAGAAAAAAGAAACCAAAAAGGTAGAGTTAAAGGAAGTATCTCGCAAAGAGATTAATGGTGCAATCATCATTACTTACGAAGATGGCTCAGTAAAAATTATCCCGGCTCCTATTATGTTGTCTGCCGAAGAAGCAAAAGACTTCTTTGCTTCAGAAGAGGAAGATGATGACGACGAAGACGAGGAAGAAGAAGAGGACGATGACGAAGATTCCGATGAGGATGACGACGATGAGGACTCTGATGATGAAGATGAAGATGACGAGGATGATGAAGACTCGGACGACGATGAAGATGAGGACGAAGAGGAAGAAGAATTAACCGGTGAAGCTCTTGCCGAAATGGACTTCGAAGAACTGGAAGATGTTTGCGATGACAAAGACCTCGAAACAGACCCGGACGATTACGAAGAAGACGATATCGAAAAACTTCGCAAAGCAATTGCCAAAGAATTGGGTCTCAAACTCCCGGCAAAGAAAGAAGCCAAAGGTAAAGGCAAAAAAGGAAAGAAGTAATTCATTTTCCGGCTATGAAGGTTGGGCTAAAGCAATAGCCCACCTTTATCATAAGAAATAACTATTGTTCTATTAAATAAAACTAAAACTTAAAAGATTATGGCAACTAAGAAAAAAGAAGACACCAAGAAAAAAGGTGGCAAAGAAAAAGATGCTGAGAAAGAAGCAAAACGTAAAGCCCGTATGGAAGCTTTGAAAAACCGTCCTGCTGAGCAACGTCCAAACAGCAAGCAAATTGATGTTATCAAAATCAATGATAAATCCGAAGTTCAGAACTACGGTTACGCAGTAAAGAACAAAGAAGGATATCAGGGAGTGGTGGTAACATCAGTTCTGGTCATCGACGGTAAACCAACTTCTACATCCGTAACATTCGTACCGGGCAATCTAACCGTAAAATCCAAAAAAGGACACGGTATTATCTGTAACCCGAAAGCTAAAAAGGCTAAGGGCGAAGAAGAGGAAGCCGGAGACGAAGATTAAACTTCTATCCCCTACTTATTAGCGAGAACATCGCTAATGGTTTGCATAGTTTATTAGTATTTCAAAAATTATTGGAAGCCTATTGCCTGAGAAGGTAGTAGGCTTTATTTATTTTATACGTTATGGAAGACAAAAGAGAAATCAGAAAGAATATAACTATCCTTGCATTAGATAATCTTATTCAGAATTATACTAATGCACTAGAAGATAAAGATATGGACCCTCCCTTATCGAATGAAGAAAGGGAACTCTCTGAATTAATTATTAAAGAAGCCAAAGAAATGCTAACCGAAATGGCAATCGAAAATAAACCAATACCAAGACCATCATGGAAGAAATGAATTTAAGAACCATCATACAGGGTATTCAAGCCGTATTAAAAGATATGGAATATACTCGGTATATGATTAAGGTTACTCCTCCTCATAAGAGAGGTAAATATCAAACCCATGTTATTCACCTTCAATATCTTAAACGTAGGCTTAAGGATTTTAAGGGTAGGCTAGATAAAAAACTAAAAGGTACTATCAGTACCGTAAAGTTTAAATATGTTAATTATTCAGATGGACGAGAAATGGTTGCAGAACAAACTTTTGTCAATCTTACTGAGCAAGAGATAAAGGATGCCTTAGAACTTGGAGCCATTCTTGAAAATGCAAGTATAGAAATCCTAGAAATTAAGGAAATCCCTACTTCGATTAGGATATTATAACTATGGATAATTACTAAGGAAATTTCAATCCACTTAAAAATTTTAGAAACATGAAGAAAGACAAGAAGAAAGACAAACCGGCTAATAAGACTCCGGAACTTTCAAAGGCTAAAAAGGCATTGGATGCTTATCTCAAAGAGAACAACTTGGACCCTCAAAAGGATTGGTCAAAAGACAAGAAACATGGTAAAAAGGTTACTGAACTCTTGAATAAGCTCAACAAGGAAAGAGACAAAGTCGCTGCCCAGTATCCTGAAAAGGATTTGAAGAACGAAGCCAAATTGGTAAAAATGAAAAAAGCCAAAGAAGATGAAAAGGCTTCAAAGAAAAAAGAGAAAAAAGAAAAGAAGGAATCTGCTGGCAGAGTTACCAAATACGATTATCCTCTCATTGATGGTCGGGAAATGACTTCTGATGAAAAGAAAAAATATCGTATGGAACAGAGAAGACTGGCTGCCGGTAAAACTCCGAAGGAAGAAAAACCCAAGAAGGAAAAGAAAGAAAAGGCAGAAGCTACTGAAAAGGCTGCTCCTGCAAAGAAGGAAAAGAAGGCCAAAGATAAAAAGAAAAAGAAGGCCAAAAAAGAAGAAGATTAATCTCATATCTTATTAAGTATTCGTTAATGATGTAAAGGCCTGGCAAATCACTTTTGTTCAGGCCTTTCTTTTTAATACTAAGACTTTATGGAAGAAAAAACATATAAACCCAAACTGCGTATCACCACACTTGAAGATAATGGCTCCTATATTCAAGATAGATTGGTAGATGCGTATACAGAAATGAATTCAGGGCCAAAAGTACAACATAAGGGACCAATAAGAATAGAGGTAACTCTTACAAATAAACAAGATGTCGAGAATTTTAAGAATTACTTAGATAAGCTCGTAGGTAACTTACCAATCAAAGAACCTTCAGTGGGAAGAGGAAGACCTTCTACTGGTAGTAAACAACTTACTGAATCACCTCGGGAAGATATTCTTGCAGATGTAGAGAAAATGGTTGAAGAAGGTAAGAGCCAACAAGAGATTATTAAGTATTTAAGGGAATTGGGATTTGTCTTTATTCTTACAGAGGACTTTCTTTTTCATTTCCCAGGATTCGAATTCAACAGTAAGGATGTGGGAGAAGCCACTGACAACAAGCAATATCCTAACTCATACTCCTGGATGGCAAGATGTATCAAACGAGCCAAAGACCCCAAGGCAGATAAATTCGACCCAATGGTCATCTTCGGCTTTAGTATCCTTGGTGGACCATCGAAGAAAATTGTTCCGTATCTTTATAAAGAAAGGAAGAAACCGTTAAGGGCCTCTGTTGGTAAGAAAACCATATCCTTCTCTCAAGCAGAGTTCACAAAGTTCCCCAAATATCAACTTGAAGAAGAACGATTAAAATTCTCTGCCGAGATGAGGCAATTGATGACAAATCCAGAAAAGAAACCCTCAAAATTCTTTCTTCGTTGGGCACCAGATGTATTACTATCTCCTAATGCCTATGAATCTCTTAAGAGACTGAATATCAAATTTGCTAATGATAATCAAAAATGATAACATACCCTTTCTAGAAGGATACTTTATAAGTAAGAAAGGAAGACTTTGGAGTAGATATGATAAGTCAGGTCATATTACTAAAGATTCTTGGCATAGGGTTAAATATAATACTTCTAAACAAGGATATAAGTTTATTCAAAGGCGTGGAAAGATACATTATATACATAGGTTAGTTGCTAGGGTTTATATACCTAATCCAGAAAACAAGGCCTATGTATGTCATAAGGATAATGTACCCCATCATAATTCGGTAAGTAATCTATATTGGGGTACACCTTCTGAAAATACTCAGCAATGTATACGAGATGGTAGAGGATACATTGGAGATAAAAATCCTAGAGCTAAAGTAAAGAATATAGACCGAGAAATAATACGTAGAAAATTTACTCTTGGGTCAACTATTAATGAATTAACAAAAGAGTATAACCTCTCAAGGTCTGCCCTACGAAAGATCCTCTACCTCAGTTTATATTAAAAGTGTATTATTATATAAAATAAAATTCTTATATTTGTATAACGAAAATAAATATTAAAAATGGATGCAGAAACCAAAGAGGTAGTAAAGAACATTGCTCAGATTCAAATTGAGGCATTGACTAATATCAAAAACAATATCACTACAACAGAACCCGATTTACTCAGGAAGTTGTTACAGATAAACGATGAAGAGATGCTTGATTCAGTCAATCATCATATTCAGATTTACGAAGAGATATACGAAATGCCTCAATTGATAAAGACTCTGAACGAATATCAATTATATATCTGTTCTCATATCCTATTCAAAATGGAAGACGAATGGATACATGATTTATCCCAAGGAGTTTACGGAGCATGGGAACTATTACACAGAGAAACCAATAAATTTCATCCTGAACTCACATTAATAATTTAATTTAATATGGACAAGAACGAATACTTAGAATCAGTTGAATTGAACACTGGAGTTGAAATGATTCCTTGCGAATCCTCAAACGTTGAAGGCTACGGATACGACTCCAAAAACAAACAACTTTGGATTGCTTTCAAAGGCAACAAAGTTTACCGTTATGATGGTGTACCTAAAGAAATCTGCAATGAATTACACCTAGCAGAATCCAAGGGTAAATACGTTTCTTCTAATATCAGAAACAAGTTTAAAACCACGGGCTATGAACTCAGGTCTTAAGAAATTACCTATCATAGGGTTAGCAGGATTTATACTAATTGGATTGGCTATAGGCTCAAAACCTACATCCGATGCAAGCAGGATAAGTCCTGCTCCGTCGTTTAAAAAGAACGATGTACCAGAAACTAAATACAGTTTCTCATTTGCAGATAAGCCTAAGTCATTAATGGATTCAATTCAGGAAATGGCAAACAAACTCGGAAAAAGAATATACGAATATCAGGTAGAAATAGAAATCATTCCAGAGAATCAAATCTACCAGATAAGTAATTCTGGATATCAACAATACGAAGTTACTAGAAAAGGAGTGGGATACTCCCATACATGGGTTAAATTTTATACTGATAAGAAGTTAACTTATCAAGATGCTATTAAGTTTGCAGAGAAATATCCAGAAAAATGTATACCTTTTGTACCTGCTCCCAAGGCTAAATCAGAACTCGATTATTATAACGAAAACCTGGACGAATATTTATCAGACCCAGAAAACGAGATAGATTATGCTCCAGAGATCTTCGACTTCTTAGCCGATTAACCTCAGCTATTTAAAAATATTCTTTTTATTTTATTGCTATATAAAATATTATTCTTATATTTGCAATGTGATAAGAAATTAATTCATTTATAAACATTTTTAATATAGACGTTATGAAAAAGAATGAAAACAAGGTTGCTAACCTTATCGGTAACAAAGTTGCTCAACAATTAGAAGGAATTAAGGATGCTACATCCAAGTCTAAAACTACTAAGGCCCAGGGAACTAAAAAGACTAAGGCTCAATTGGTAGAAGAATCCCAGGAAGCTGCCAAGAAATTTGCAGGTGCCAAATTGGTTCAGGTTACTCCGGAAGAACCCAAACCAACAAAGAAAACCTCTAAAAAAGCAGAGGTAGTAAAAGATGTTGAAAAACAACAGAAACCCTCCATCATCGAAAAGGTAATCTCCAACCGGGAAGTAAAATATGTATACCCAGAGGATATAACCGATACACTGGCCCGGAAGAAATGGAGACAACAAACTCGTAATGAACTTCACAGACTTGAACGGGAAATGTTCCGTATCAAGGACCAAAACTCCAAAGAATACAAGAAAGCTGCCAAGGCATATGAGGACTTCAGGAATAAAGTCCTTAAGCCAGAACAAGTTGCTTGATTTTACCTCTCAGGGAAGGTACCCAATATCAGAGTACCTTCCTCATTGTATTAACCTTCTAAAGGTATAAAAATGGATTACACTATATTCTCCGCAAAGGAGATGTTAAAGCAAGACAAGGAGTTGGTGGAGTTGCATAAGAGATGCGTTAAAACCTACTTAGTTCAACGTTCACTTAAACATAGGAAGATTAAGAAGTTCTTTATTGTATACGACTGGTATATTAACACCAGTAACATAAGAAACTTCTTTTTCAGGCCTGTACCAATATTTGTGCAGGCATTACTCTTGGGACAATTAGACGAAATATCAGATTATGTAAATAAAGACGGTTATGGTAAGAAACATAAGAAAAGAAGAAATAGAAAAGGTTGAGGTAACTTATATCAAAGGTAAGTATGCCTATAAAACCCAATATAATGTAATTAGTGGGAAGAAGCATGAGATACTTTATGCAGGACCAGTTAATGCTTTGCAACCTGCACTAGAGAATATTCTGATGCTGGTTAGAAATCCAACCAGAAGAATCTGTACAGATTCTAGAAAGACACTAAGGAAACTTGAGGAAAAGGCAACTAACCTAAATAACTTCAAGGACCAAGGTATAACCCATATAATAATCTACATATGTTCACGAATATAGTCAAAGACCTATACATAGGTAAATCGAAACTAAATATCCGATTTCAGAATCAAATCATAGAGCCTGAAACCATAGTAGATAGTTTGGGTGTACCTTATCCTAAATTAAAGGAATATCCTACCTTTCCGGACTATGTAGTAATAGGTAACTTTGATGGCAAGGATATTTTTAACATTCAACTGGGAGAAAACCCTCATATGTTATTAATCACAGGAATCCCCAAAGGTGCCAAGACTTTAGATTGGTACAGGGTAAAGGAAGCAATCTGGTCCTCCTATTATGAGGATAATTATCGAGGATATTTATTCCAGGTCCAGGATGCAACCAAGAAAGTAACACTAAAGGCTTATCCTTTAGAAACAATTAAAGAGTAAATATATGGAAGCAATAGATTACGTAAAGTTATTTAAACTCGACCAAGAGAATTACGATTTTAAAAGGGAAGAGTTTATTTCCGAATTGGGTAAAGAGTTTCTAGATTATTGCCAAACTACTACCATTGGCATTAACCCTAAGACTCATAAGTTATATTATTATCGGTTCAAGGAAATCATTAAGAATTTCGAAAGTAAATTCTGGGCAATATCCAAGCTTAAGGTAGGTGAAGGATTTACACAGAACCTATGGAATGCTTTCTTTGCTACTCAGGTAGTACCTTTAAGAGCAAAGATGTTCCCAGATATCCAACAATTCATTGAAAAAAGGAAGAAGGAATACCTCAATGAACAAGACAAAAAACAATCTACCTATAAAAAGGGAAGTCATGGCAAAGGAAATCCTAGACCTTCACGGCAATAAATTTATTGCCAAGGATTGGAAACTTTGCCTTAGTATTCCGATAGGCAAATGTGATAAATTAATTTTCACCAGGGATTATGTCTCTGGTGATTCTTTTAATTTGGCAGTGAAAAAGAAAACCTATAAGGCATATTTCTATAACCTTAGTATTAATTGCTATGTATGTTATAAGTTAGAGCTAGTAGGATATGATGAATCTAAAGATATAAGAAAGGCTTATTTATATGGCAAAAGAAGATAAGATAACAAGATTCCCTCGTCCTATGGGTACTACTGCAATGGCTTTAGAATACCAGAAGACACATGAAGAGGAAGCATTGATTAAGGTACAGAATTACCTTATTAATCAATGGTTAATGGGTAATGGTGTTTTGTGTGGAGTAACCTATGATATCAATTCATTCTCTAATAGATTGGGGATTGATATAGAATATGTACGAGTATTCATGAGAGACAGATTATTGTCTTCTAGAATATGGGATAAAGATAAACAGGAAGAATTACTTAACGCGTTACTGGGAGAACAACTAGCATGGGCATTAGAGGATAGAATGGAGATATCTCACCAGTTGCAAATCTTAAGAGATTCCCAAGGAGGTAAATATACTCCTTTCATTTCGTCCGAGGTTAATAAGACATTGAAGCTCAAGTTGGAATCTTCTACATCATTACAATCAATCATTCGTAATCTTACTGGAGGCAATACAACTAATATCTTCAATCAGTTCAATCAACAGAATAATCTCAATGCTGAGAATACTATCTCGATAGAGGAAGCAAGAACTATCGTATTAGAATCTCAAAAGGTACTTACTAAAACTGAAGAAGCAAAACTCTTAGAGGACAAATACGATATCAATTCATTGCCAGAAGTAGTTGCAACTAAGCAAGAGGGAGTAGATACGTCCAAGGAGGGACTTAATCTTAATAAGAAAGAACTCAATCAAATCACAGATAACTATAAGGCTGCTATGGAAATATCCTCTAAAGAACACCATGAATTGCGTAGGGAGATTGAAATGAGGATTGATACCGATTCTTATGACCCAGAGATGGATAGGTACTTAGAGGATGATGAAATACTAGAAGCAGAAGAAGATACATCCCTTGCTGCATCATTCCTAAACAAAAGAAGATAACTTAGAGGCTACCTATTAATGGTGGCCTCAGTTGTGTATATACGGATTTGCATATTAAATTTAAAAGTATTATATTTGCATATCAATTTTAAAAATAGACAAATATATGGAAACATTAAATCCCGAATGTAAAAAGACCAAGATTAAGAACATCAATCAGGGTACTTACTTTAAACTTAAACCCACTACTACTGCACCAGTATGGGTAAGAGGAGAATATGAACGCTCATTAGGCAAATATTCTTGCTTTAAATTCGATGATACCAACCATGAGAAATTCATGAAAGGTTCTCAGGACGTATATATTAACTTTACATTTTAACACATGTTCAACTTATTCAGAAAGAAAAAGAAAATCAGAGTAATCAAAAGCCGCAGACTTATTACTCTACAAAAGTTAGAAGGTATGGAAGATACCTTTAACATTGCCATGCACTTTGAGTTAGAAGATTTTCATTCAAGAGTTCAAACGATACTCAATGAACTTCATATATATGATGACCGGGTATATGTTAATGCGTACAAAGAATACCAAGACCATTACAAGGTATATGATAGAGTACCAGACTTATTGCTCTATAAAATACCAGTATTATTTGCTAATTCATACCCGGGAATTGAGGCACAGACAGATAAAGACTTTGCTTACCAATTCTACATTCCAGATATGTCTTACTATGAGGCTCTACCAAAAGAGTTTAGATTGAATGAGGAGATTGAGGATAATTTTAAATCTATGTATTTAAAGGTATATCCATATTTACCAGATAGTAAGGTATCAGTAAATGAATACGTAGATATTATCCGGTTTAATTATTGCAAGAACTGGGATGTACTTTGGAATAATCCTCAATCAATCGGAAACTACTTTGATGAATGTATGGATATCATTATGTCATTTGTAGATGAAGATTGCCTGGTAGTAGTAAGTAATATCCTTGAAAGATGTGCTGAAGAACTTAAAGAGAAATTACGAACCCTTAAAAATAACAAAGATGAACAAGTTTAGATTCAAGGTATCTACCATGTTAGAACAGGTAGAGGACGATTACATTAAATTCGTGGGAGATAACTATGGTGTAAACCGAGATGAGTTCCTTAAAGACTTCAAGGCCAAACTTAATCTTGAAAGTCATCATGTATCTACAGTACATGCAGAATTACTTGAATACGAACCAAATCGTATCATCATTCAGACCTCTAAGTATAATACCATATCAAAGGAATACAAAGACCATTACCTTTGGGTATTTACTAATAAGGGAGACAGAAAGTACGATTGGGACTTAAACAGATTCCGGGCTCTACCACAGTAATTATTAAATAGTTTATTAATTCTTTTGCAGATATAAATATATTTCTTATATTTGTAGTGTAATAATTAAACAATAAAAATATGAAAACAACAACATCTAAATCCTCTATCCAGAACTTGGACGAGGTACTTAAAAGATTCCTTGCTAACAAAAACACTTTCTCTCTTACAGATGAGGAAAACGAGAACCTAAAGGATATCTTATTTGAACTGCTCAGTAAGATATACGATAACTATCAATTGGCCTGCATTGATATCAATCAAATCTGGGCATACGAAACCTGCTATTATACTTTCACATTTGAAAGCCTAATTACAGTAGATAGACAAAGAGAAAATATCATTGCCGATGGCTGCATTAAATTTATGCAAAGCTTTACCGATGGTGATGCTATATTTATCTCGTTCACCAAACTGGACAAGAACAATTGGATTTACCAACTTAACTTCAGAATATCATGAATGAACAAGAATTAAAAGAACTTGCCTTACAATTGCATAAGGCACAGATACAAGAATATCCCTGGGTCTCAGCAGACCCAGAGGATGCTGAATCCTATATTAGGACTTATGGAGATACTAACGTACACTTGTACTACGATTATTTACTTGCTAACAACATAGGAGAAGTAGAAGAATGAAAATCAGAGCTATCTTAGAAACAGAAACCATGGACCCTGACTTCAGGGAACCATTCTTAAATGGGATGCCATTTGACATTACCGAGTCAACATTTGATAGAATCGTACGCTATGCTTCTGGATGTACCGATGTTCAACAACCAGATGTAATTGCTATGGTCATTCAACACTCTTTAGATAACCGTAAGAAGTTATCAGAATTACTAAATACATGTAATCATACTACACAAATGAGAGTACTCATACCAGTACCAATCTCTTCAATTACCTTTATCAATCAGTACCAAAATACTCTTAAAAAGGTATTAAAGGAGAGAATCAAAGGAACACTGGATGGCCTATCAAAAGAACAACGTGCAGAACTCCTTAATGAGGTACTCAATGAAACTCTAAATGAGGGTTCTCTTAACGACGATTAACCAGTTGTTTTCATATCTATCCCAGAGGCAGGACTCTAACCTAACTAAGAGCCTGCCTCTACCTCAGTTATATTTGCATATATTATTTATTATTTTTATCTTTGTAATGAGAAATAAAAATATATTTATTCATTTTAAAATAGACAACAACATGGTTAATCTTTACAAACTCACCAACTTACTTGAATCTGGGATGACAATATTCCAGCTCAATCAATGGAAAAACGAAGGTATCTGGTATCCAATTACTCAATACAAAAAGCCTTCAAACGAAATTGAGGTAGTCACCAACCTATTTATCCCAATCGATACGGAAACACAACGTTATCACATTCAATTAACTGCTAACTATGATGCTAGCGAAATGGATGAATGGAAACGATTCCTAGAGGATAACCAATGGAAGCTATACCCATTACTCAAAAACATCATGGATGTATTCTTGCCACATTCAGATTATGGATATCGAATCTTATATACCTTATACCCGGAAGGATTCATATCAGTACTTGCTGAAGAATTACCTGCTGAACCATACATACCCTTGAATCAACAAATTAAATCAGAGGAGGATTAACTATGACACCATCAAAGACTTATCTTAAATTCCAAGAGACAAGGTCTAAAGAGGACCTTGATACTCTTAATGGGTATTTACTCAGACTGCAACAAATCTCGGTTATCCTAAATGGAGATACAGAACTTTCCAATGAGGAAGAGAACAAACTATATGACGAAGACGAAACCCTAACAGACAAAGTCTTACGATTATTATTTGGAGATACATTCTTTACCTTCATTGCCGAATACAACCTCGATGGATACGATTCCTGGGAGGATACAGTCGAAGACTTAGTCGAAGACTTAGTAGAAGACCTATGGATGACCTATTGGGAATTACATGAAGCCTAATATTATACTTATCTTAGTCATGGGAGGAATTATCCTAATAATGGGTGCATCCTCCCATCCTATTAGCGAAGAACCTTTAACTTATGAGAATACTCATTGCTTAATATTAATAATATGCTAGAACAGTCCAAATTTTTAGTATCCTTCGATTGCCAAAACGAAAAGTTCTGCGAGGAATTAATCATAACCTATAGAACTGAGGAACTAAGGCCATATCTAATATTCCCAAGGGTAAAACTAAATCCTAACCACCTTCATGTATATCATACTAAAAGGATAATCTCAGAACTTATAGGTATGCCATACTCTTCCATCGAAATAGTTGACCTTATAAGGCTCCAGTAAGTAATTGGGGTTATTGCATATTTAAAATATTATTCTTATATTTGCATAAACATTTAAAAATAGACGTTATGAATGAAGAAAGTAAATTAATCGAATTATTTAAAAAATACCCCGGAATTGCTGCACGCATACGGAGGTCATTTGCTTATCATTACGACCAAATCCAACGGGAAATCGAAGCCGAGGTTGCTACAATTAACAAAGACGATGCTGCAACCATTATCGATTATACTACCGTACACATGGAGGAATCCATGGGTTGGCCTGATGCCGATGACCAAACAACATTCAACAATCAAATCGCTAACAATTAACATTAACCAATAAAACTTATAACATCATGACAACATTAAAATCTACTTCAATCCTTGCTTCAATCCTTGCTCAAAACCCTTATCACATTATCTCTATCCAAGGTCAAATGCCTATGTCACATGCCCAAAATACATATGATTTCGAAATTGCCGAGGATGACCCACATTACGAGGAGATATCGGATTATTCACTCGAAATGCTCTGGGTATATACCTATGCCGATAAGGAATCCCTGGAACTTGACCTAATGGAAATCCTCAATCAAATGGATTTGCTCAGAGGCTGCGATGACCAATACTTCGATTATAACGTAGACGAAGTAGACATGGTACTCTACGGTGCAACTCTTATCCTTGAACAGGAAAAATACAAACCACTTATCATGGAAAAATTCCAATACTACAAGGATAATTTCAACGAGGAAGAACATGCCGAAATCATTGATTACTACATTAACTTCCTCGAAAAACCAGAAACTCTTTACACTTTCACCGAAAAAACCATTAACTTTCTTAAAACCCTAATCAAATGAAAAAGAAATCCAAGAACCAAGTATACATACCTCACCAGGATAAATGGAATGAACATTTTCCTACTCCAGGTAAACCAAATCCCAATTACTACACAGACTCAGGTGCAACCTTCAACAAGCACCTACGTACCCAAAACAAATTAAAACAGAAAAGGAAATGAAAACCCTACTAATCCCAGTAATCCTATATACCTGGTTATCATTAACCCACAGGGATAAGATATACCATCAAATACCAAACCCCACCAACAAACAAAAACACATATACATAATCCTACAAGGTCTACAGATAATCCTACTAATCCTATTAGAAACTGTAATCCTAAGATACACCTAACCCAATATCAAAATAAATACTAAAGCCCAGTATGAACAATAAATAAAATCATACTGGGCCTAACTATGTTACATAATACACATACCTAATATAATAATAATCAATATACATATAACTAATACAATATTGAAGGCCTTCCGGGGGTGTTGGGATTAAGGCAAACTTCTAGGCCTAGCCCCCCTACCACTATACAACACCACTACTCTATAGCTATCTAACACATATGTCTCAAGGTCCTAAGGCTATATAACCAATTGCCTAAAAGGCCCACAACTAAGGCCCATATGGGTACCTAAATCCCCTTAATCCTAGACCCCTAATGGCCCTTTATATTAGTATATATTATATAGAAATTGGTTAGGATTAGGCAATAGGATTTGGGGATTAGGCATTAAAATATACCATTCATGGCCATCAATTTTATTGGGATTATATTAAAAATGTAGGCTGTTAGGGGTACCTAAAACTAGTAAGTATGTTATTAATGGCCCTTATATTTAGTTAGAAAGAAACTAATAATGGCTAGAAGAGATATGGATTATGTAACTCTTTGATTATTAATAAGTTATAGAGCTATAAGACATTATCCATTAAGAGCCTCAGTAGGATTTGCATATTTAAATAAAAATGTCTATATTTGCAGTATAAACAATTAAAAATATATAGATATGAAAACAAATTTAATTAAGACTGAATTAACCCTTGCTCAAATCCTTAATCATCAACTTAATTGGGGCTATCAACCTAATGCCAAAGACCTGGATAACCTTTGCCCTATTATTCATTTATCCAAACTGGAAATTGACCCAGAAGACAATCAACCTCTAGACCAATACCAATTAGGCATGCTAGAGTACATTACTCCTCATATTGCATATCTTGCTACTATTGCTCCCTACGTTCAACTTATATCCATCGAAACTACAGAACGGGACTATGAGGGAATCCATATATGGACCTTTGCTTTAAAAACTCCAAACCTTATGGACTACGAACCATCCATGATAGATACACTAACTGATACCTTCAAGGAATGCTTCCCTTATGATTCTCAGGCTTGCTTTAACCATAGTCCTCAAATCAAATATCTTAACGGTCTATTCACTATTATTGTACCTTTCACTTGCTAAAAACATTACCATTATGAGAACAAGTCAAATTAACCCACAGATTGCTATCAATGCCCTAATGGGATATCTAGGTACCTACAACTATTATTACTCATGGTACAATTTCATACATAATACCTACGATAATAACTTTACAGGTTATGTACCTATACCAGGTAAGGAAAATCCCTTTATCGCTCTAGAGGAATATCTAAGGGAACCTAAACCCGAAATCCTGGTATACTATAATACAGATGAGGAATACTTTACCTTCAACAGATTACAGGATGAGCCTATGGCCGATACCTCTATGGCAGAGGATACCTATATCTTCGATGGTGTTACCTTCTATATCTTCAAAGATTAACTATCGCTAACTATGTTACACTCTATAAGCCCAGTCTATCTTAGGTACTGGGCTTTTCTTATGTAACCTAACTCTAGGCCATCATGGGACTTGCTAAGGCTTACCCATGTCCTAATATAGGCCTTAGTTCTTTAGGACTCCATACATGGCCCATGGCATTGGTATAAAAGCCTGCTAGTCACCTAATGGCCTTTATGTATGATAATATACAGATAATATCTACCGGACTGTATAGGGCCTCCGAATTTCTAAAGTGGTCCTATACCAACCCCTTACCTATATCCATCAATATACCCCTATTGCCTACCCACAACCATGCCCACCTTTCAAACCCCTAAAACCTACTTGCAAATTTTTCATGTAAAATCATTAAAAATAACTTTTTAAAAATTTCTCGAAAATTTTTCTGAAAATGTTTTGTAGATTCAAATAAAATTCTATTTGTATTGTTGAAAAAGCAAAGAGATATTTAAAATTTTGATTAACAATTTTTATAGAAAAAATTCTCTGAAAATTTTGCTAATTAAAATATAAATCGTATCTTTGTAATGTAATCAAAAAGCGATATTTGACATATTGAAACAATATAAAATTAATTTATTCCTTTTCTCTTTTTCTTATAAATCATTTAGTTTTATAGAGAAAAGGATATAATAAAATAAACTTAAAAACTAAATGTATTTTATTATGGAAGAATTAAAAAATGTAGTAGTTGAAAACAAAGAAGTTTCTAACAACAAAGTAAACAAAGTTAGTGCTAATAAAGCAAAAGCAAAAGCAAAAGCAAATAGCACTATTAAACTATCAGTTGATAGTATTTTTAAAAGTCTAAATGAAAAAACAAACGGACTTTTAAAAACTTCTTTAGGAAAGAAAACAGAAATTTATGTTGAATCTCTGTTTGCTGAATTGAACGAAAAGCAAAAAAAAGCATATCGAAAAAAGTTAAGAAATACAACTTTTTCTTTGCTTGACTCGATTTGCAAAGCAAAAGAAGAAAAGAAACAAAATGAATTAAAAACACTTGTTTCAGCTTTCAACGATTTTTATAAGCAAGTTTATAAAATTCATGATTTTTCTTTTGCGTCTATTGCAAGCGAAAATACAAAGGACACAAAGAAAGAAGTTCTTATAAAAGGTTTGAATATTGTTAAGAATTTCAAGTAACTAACTGCAAAGGGAAAGATTAAATCTTTCCCTTTTTAATTTTATAAAACTATGAACAAAGAACTATTAAAGAAATTTTTAAATCATTCGATTTCTAAGAGTGACGGAAAGATAAATATTTCTGTTTTAGATATGCAAAGCGAATCTTTGCAAGACGAAAAAGAAACAGAAAAACGTTTAAATGAAACGTTTGAAACATTAGATAAAATGCTTTTGCAAGACGGACACAAAAAAATAATTGAATCAGATTATTACAATGTGTACGCAAATAAAGACGACGATAGCGAATTATTTGTTTTGCAAAACAAAGATACATGTATTACTTTGATTGAATTAATTTAAAATTGAAAGGGACAAATAAAAATGTTTGTCCCTTACTTTTTATTTTTGAATGTTAAATTTAACCTTACCGTTCGGCCCTAAAACTACCACACAAAAATCGCTCCTCGTATTAAGGGGTACCTAGACCACACATGCACACACAAAGAAGCCAGAGACCTAATATCCCTGGCAACTTATTACAGAATACTACCTAATAAGTTATTGGTCCTTTCCCTACCTAATACTCCCTTAACCTTACCACCATTCTTTCGATAAAAGAAAACATACCACATTTGAAGATTAGGTAACCACCATCTCTTAACTTCATTATAACCTTTAAAGTATCTTTCAATACAATTCATATCCAAATCAGTAATCCATAACTGATACCAAACCCTATTACCCTCAGAACACCTTAGGATTCTCTTAAATTCATCCTCATATACTGTATCAACCGTTACCATATTGCCTAAACATTTCTTGGTTCATCCTAAATCCAGGCCTAGATATAATCATTCTCTGGATATCATGTATCTTCATCGCTATCTCATTTGCTTCCATCGGATGATTAATGGGTAATGCCAAAAACCTATTCCAAATCTCTTCGGTAAGCATAAGGATTTCCTCTTCCTCTTTGGTAAGCTTTGCTAAATCTTCCATCATGGGTATATTTTAGGTTCTTCAAATGTAATAGGAGGGAGCTTTGGTTCTCCCTCCCTTTTAATTCTCTCTAAGTCCTCAAGGGCACACTCTAGTATTTTAATACGTTCAGCATTATATTCTTTAGATACAGGAAACCAGAATGCTGTTCCTAAAAGATATTCGTGGTTCTTAAGCTTTTCTAATGGTACCTTGAACCATACCCTCCCATTTATATCTAGGACTTCTTCCTTCAGATGTTGGATTAAAGGAGTAGAATATCCGAAGTATACATAGGTAAGGTTAAACCTTTGTGGGGTAAACCAGGGTTTAATTACCTTTCTCCAAAGAATCCTATCTTGGTCATCCTTATAATTAGAAGCCTCAATTAGGTCAGCACATAATCCTACAGGTGAATTGGGATTTTTTACTCTTTTATTGAATACCTTGTAGAAAGTATTCTTTATCTTTGAGTAGTTGTCTCTTATCAATCCCTTGATTACCTTATTCTCCCAGGAGTTATAATCGATTGCAGTGAACGTAGGCTTTTCCATTTTTCTCGAATTTTCTTTCAAACCATTGGCAGGTAATACACTTTGGGCTTCCTACCATTATCTGTACTTCTCCCTTAATTACTGGGCATGGGTTGGTAAGCTTCTTTTGCCTACCTACCTTCTTCGTTGTTATTTCTCTGTTCATAGTTCTTAAAGTATGTGATTAGTAAATATATCGGAAATAGAGGCATGATTAACCAGACTGTTAGGAAAAAGAACCCCACCCTTTTCATTGGGTGTGATGAGGTAATTACTCTAGTAATAAAACATGCAGGTATATAGCATACGGCATATATGATGCCCAAGATTATCCAAGTTGTCATTGTTCAAAGTATTTTGTTACGATTTTGGATATCTTCTTATCTAATTCTACGATTAGTTCACTGAACTCTTTATCCTTCATGTCCTTTATCTTGGCTTCGATAAATTCCAGGTTTCTCTTAATAGAGAAGTAAGATTTGAATGCTTGGTAATCCAATTCGGATTTGTCGGTTAAAGGTAATACCATTGAGGATTTACCATCTAACCTTGTATAGAACCCATCTGGTCCGATAGTTCTTGATACTTTTACCTTATTGCTCAGTACTGCAAACCCACCTTTCTTATCGATAGATTCTACGATTACTTTCTCCATTAAGGTTTTGCCATCAGAGAAAATGACTTCTTCACCCTCCTTTAGCTTTTTGGTTTCTTTGTTCTTTTTCATATCTTTATTATTAAAATGTTTATGCAAATATACAAAATTATTCTGATTTAATGCAATTATCAATAAGAATTTTTAAATCTGCTGCGGTAAAGGATTCACGACTTAAGAGTTCCATAAGTTCTACAGGAGTAAGTGTTATTCCATTTGGAGTAAATAGTTCTCTAGAGTGTTCTGGAATTATTCCCTGGAATCCCCAATTATTATATGAGTTAATAATCATGGAGTTATCTCCTGTGAGTATAGCTATATACTTTTCTGAAGTTTTAATACGTTCTCTTCTGAAAGTACCCGTTTCTATCCATAGCGAATTAAAATGGATAGTGTAATGACGGTAATCCGGAGTAATTAATGGGATTATTTCCATCGAAGAATCTTTCTTTACCTTATCATCTTCAATTTTAATGTTATGCCAAAAAGCACATTGAAAGCAAAGTGATTTTTCTTTCATTAATTGAGGTATTACCTTAGTTAAATCGTAATCATCCAAATTTAAGGGTGCATTACATAAATGACATGTGAGTTTCTCTTCCATATTATTATAAATTTATATAAGATAATAGAACTCCTGACTATCATCTAGATAAGGTATACGCAATACTTTCTTTTCTTTAATGAACTTTAAAATATAACGTTATGGATAAGTTAACTAATGAAATGATTGTGGCTTTAGCCAATGATTTAGGACTAGAGCCAGCTCTTCTCAAGGCAGTACAACTGGTTGAAGCAGCAGGTAGAGATGGATTTTTAGTAGATGGTAGACCTCAAATCTTGTTTGAAGGTCACATTATGTACAAAGAAATCAAAAACAAGTTCGGTTTAGACAAATCTGTAGCTGCTCAAAAGAGTTATCCTACCATTTGTTTCCCAAAATGGGATAAATCGAAGTACTTGGGAGGAGCAAATGAGTACAAAAGACTCGAAATTGCCAAGAAAATTGACGAAGAATGTGCTTTGAAGTCAGCTTCTTGGGGAATGTTTCAGATTATGGGATTCAATCACAGCTATTGTGGCTGTAAAGACGTCTTTGAATTTGTGAAAAAGATGCAAGAATCTCATGCAAGTCAGCTAAAACTCATGTATTACTACATGAATAACACTAGTTGTTTGAAAAATCTGAAGGAACATGACTGGGCAGGCTTTGCTCGGAAGTATAATGGTCCTGGTTATGCTGAAAATGCCTATGACCAGAAGTTAAAAAACGCTTACGAAAACTTTAAAAATAAGATATAATGAAGGTAATTTACAACAAATTCATTCCATTTAAGGGATACAAGGCAATGAACCTATTCGGAATTGTCTTTGTGAGAAAAGGTGCTAAGTTTGACACCTATGATTACAATCATGAGCACATTCATCTCAAGCAAATGCAAGAGATGTTGTGGATATTTTACTACTTATGGTATGCAATCGAGTACTTAATCATCATGTTCTTTGCTAAGTGGAACAAACAAAGCGAAAGATACCATGATGTAAGCTTCGAGGAAGAAGCCCATAACAATGACCACGACTTGGAATACATCCGAACTCGTAAACATTATTCCTGGGTTAAGTATGTAAAACTTAGAAGCTACAAGAAATGAATGTATTGGGAGTATGTGCAGGGCAAGGTGCCCTGCTATTCCCTTTCAGGAAACATCTGATTGGGAATATAGAAATCAGAGGAGTATTCCATACTCCAGGTGAAGAGCAATGGAAATCTAATTTTGGTGATATACCTTTCTATAAAGGCTTTTGTTTACAAGAATTTGATGAGAAAGTGGATATTATTATATCTTCTCCAGACTGTGGAGCATCGTCCATTATGAGGCTTTCAAAGGTAAAGGAATTGGGTAACCCCAAGGATAATAGAAGTTTAAATCTAGTAACTGCTGCAATATTAGAGTATAAGCCTAAGATTTTTCTTATTGAAAATCTCCCTCGTTTGCTATCTTTACTTCCTTGTGAATTCTTTGAGGAAACCTTTAAGGACTATAAACTTATTTTTCATGAAAGGTCAGTTTCTGACTATGGAAACTCCCAAGTATCAAGGAAACGTTTAATTGTCATTGGAGTGCATAAGAAAACCGGTAAGAAATACTTGAATGCTTTTGATGAAGTATTCCAAGTAAAAACTCCAAAACTTACTAGAGACTTGCTCTTTGTATCTCCTTACGGGAGTAATTATAACATTCCGATAGAAAAGACCCTTGCAATGTATGACTATCGAAAGCTTCCAGAAAAGAAGAATCTGACTGTTGAGAAGATTCAAGTATTATGGAATAGTGCTTTCAAGCAGGAGAAGAAATGGCCCATTAAAACTGATAAGATGAGTACTCTCCCGGGAGTATATCGATTAGAGTTAGATAAACCACCTCTAACTTTAAGACCTGCAGATAGGCAATTTAGACCTGATGGATATCCTCTTGGGATTAATGATTTCAAGGCAATCATGGGATTTCCCAAACAGTTTAAGATTTACATTGACCAAGAAAATTACCTTTATTGGTTAAACAAGGCAAGGTATACAATTGCCAAAGGTTCGGTATATGAAGTTGGGATTTGGTTTAGGCGATGTATCAAGAAGGCCCAGATACCTTGAATTTTTATTTTTTCTCTTTTATATATTTTCTCTTTTTTGTTTAGCTTACCTATAGCTATTAGACTATTAGCCAATAGAACATAATTCTAATCTGAAAGGAAAAGGGATTGTTAAGGGAGAAGGAAAACAAGCCAAGAACGTAACTGATTGATTTTGAATTGATTAAGTATGTATTACTCTTGGCAACTGAATGCCAAGTCATTGATAATTAACATGTTAGCTTATGAACAAGAAAAACCTAAAGAATGCCTTAGTACTTTTGCTACTAGGATTTACTATTTACCTTTGCTTCAGGAATTACAAACTGAATTCATATATCAGACAACTTCCTGATTCATCGGTCATTGGCATTCCTGATACAATCAAACTGAAAGAGAACTTCAAGCCCCAATCACCATATACACAATTGGTTCAGCCCCAGAGAATTCTTCTCTACGACTTCTATCGAAACAGTAGCAATTCGACTAAACCCCAAGCTTCTGATTCAACAGCGGTTACTTCGAATAGAATTAGTAGAGAAGATTCTCTGGTCCAATTTACCTTGGATAAAAACCAGTTGAATCTAAGTTTATTCAACAAGGAAACAAACTCCTATTCAACGAGAATGTTTAACATGGACTTAGATAAGTATAAGTACAATTGGTATGAAGGTCAATTAACTCAAAAAAGAATTAGAAAACTAACTCTAAGTCCATACGTTTATGGTAAATATAGGGTCTTTAATCAAATGTTAGACATAGGGACAGGCCTTTCAATCAAGACTACTAATTTCAATTATAAACTCGGTATAAATGCTTTTCATTATCCGAAGTTCTTTTCGGGAATAAAAGCTGACTTAGAGTTTTCAGTAACATATAACTTTTGATTATGGCAAAGAAGATTAACATAGAAACTAACACATCTGCTCTCACAAGGGAAGAACTAGCAACACTTGCTAAAGTTAGTAATGATGTTTTTTACTTTAGCCTTTTCACTTATGTGATACACCCTATGAGGGGAAAGGTAAGATTCGAACTTTACCCATATCAAAAATCGGTTCTGTATAATTTCGTAAAAGAACGTTTCAATATTCTGCTTAAGTTCAGACAGGCAGGTATTACAGAGCTTATTTCTATGTACTGCCTATGGTTGGCAATGTATCATCCTAACAAGAAGATTAACATTATCTCAATCAAGGACACAACAGCAAAGAAGGTACTTAAGAAAATTAAGTTCATGTACAAAAACCTGCCATGGTATTTACAGACACCGATTATCAATGGTCGTTCGGGAGAGTATGGTTCTGCATCAATGATAGAGTTCGATAATGGCTCATTCATAGAATCTATCCCAACGTCTTCGGAAGCAGGTCGTTCAGAATCTCTATCTTTATTGGTAATTGATGAAGCAGCAGTAGTTAGATGGGCAGCCCAGATTTGGGCAGCCGCTTTCCCTACTCTTTCCACTGGTGGAGCTGCTATCATCAATTCCACTCCTTATGGAGTTGGTAACTTTTACCATTCTACTTGGGTTGATGCTATTGCAGGTGGGAATCCATTTAACCCACTCAGATTGTATTGGCAAATGCACCCAGAACGAGACATTAATTGGTACAATGAAATGTCTTCTGCTCTTGGAACAAAAAGAACTGCACAAGAAATTGATGGTGACTTCTTATCATCTGGAAATACGGTCTTCGACTTAGCTGATATAAAAGCTATCGAAGACTGTCTTAGTGATTATCCGGTTATTAAGAAAAGGTTTAATGGTCAATATCGGCAATTCTTGGAACCAACCCCAGATAAGGAATACTTCATTGGTGCCGACGTTTCAACTGGTAGGTCTTCTGACTACTCTGCATTTACATGCATGGATAAACAAGGAGAAGAACAAGCAGTATTCAAAGGTAGACTTTCAGTAGATAAGTATGCAAGATTGCTTGGAGATACAGGGCATTTATTTAACTTTGCTACTATTGCTCCAGAATCCAATGATGTTGGATTGGCAGTAACTTCTGCTCTTCAAACTGAAGGTTATCCTAAACTGTATTACTATCAGAAAATGCTTAAGAAGAAAGGTAAATCTAGACCTGAGGTAGATAAATCTCCAGGATGGTTAACTACACAAAAGAACCGTTCTGTTATTGTAGAGGGACTTGAACAGGATATTCGAGAAGATAATATCACTGTTAAAGACCCTTTCTTTGTTCAAGAAGCATATACCTTCATATATGATGGTTTAGGTAGGCCAGTTGCAATGGGTAAACATAGAGCTAACAACTCTACAGTAGACGTAGACCTAGAAGGAGATGTATATGCAGATGACTCTATATTCGGTAAAGCAATCTGTAATCACATAAGAAAAGGAAAAACTAACGTAATAGTACAACCGAAATGAAAAAGCTCAATTTTAATTGGAGTTGGGGTAGAAAGAAAGACCCACCTCCTGAATCAAACAAGGAGCCAAGCAAGCCAAAAGCTGCTGCTATATCTCCTGGTAGAGTATCAGTGGATGAAGATAACTCTTTACTCAGTACTCTGAAAGGGATGACCGTAATGGTAGACCCTTCTTTTCGTGTTGAAGTAATCCCTTTGATTCGTGATTTATATAAGGTAAATCCGGATATGGGCATTGCTTTGCAGGATATGTTTAAGTTGGCAAACACCGGTCATACGGTAACATTCCCAAACAACTCAGATGCTGAAGCAGATAAGATGAGAAAACATCTTACTGAAGCTACTAAGAAATGGTCTAGGTATACTGCTGGTATAGATGGTCTAGTTAATAAGATGATTGTACAATGCCTTGTTAGTGGAGCTATATCTGTTGAAGGAGTTCCCAATGATATGTTGGATGGTTTGGACACAGTCTTATTCCTTAGACCCGAGAACATTGTTTTCAAAAGAGAGAACAATGGAGTATATTCTCCTTACCAGAGGAATAAGAATTACTTCGTAAAGCACCAAGATTATATCAAACTAAACCCAGAAACTTATGTGTATGCTGGTATGTTTAATGATACTGATGAACCTTATGGGATTCCTCCTTTTATGGCAGCATTGGATTCATTAAAAGGCCAACATGATATGAAGGTTAACTTCAAACACATAATGGAAATGGTTGGTATGGTAGGATTCTTGGAAGCTAAGATGACTAAACCAGACCAGAATCCAAATGAAAGCTTACAAGCTTATCAATCCCGTCTTGAACGTACTTTAAAAGATTTGAAAAGAAATCTTCGTAATGGTATGAAAGATGGTATAGTAACTGGTTACATTGATGACCATGAGTTTAAACTCAATTCAACTACCAAAGAACTTGGTAATATTGAGAAACCTTGGAACATGAATCAGCAATCAGTTGCCAATGGTTTGGGAGTTAATGGAAATCTTATCGGAGTTAGTTCAACAACAGGAGAGGGAGCAACGGGTATAATGCTGTCTAAGTTAATCAGCCAGTTAAAAAATATCCAAATGCTTGTAACTTATGTATTGGATTTTCTTTATTCTCTAGAACTGCGTCTGGCAGGCTTTGATAATAAGGGAATAAAGATATCATGGGGAACTTCAACTATCTCCGACGAAGTTAAGGTTCAACAAGGTCTTCAGTATAAAATCCAAAATCTGGATTTATTATATAAGGCTGGTATCATTAGCCAAGACCAATATGCTTGGGCAATGGGTTATGATTCTCCTGATGAAGACGAACCAAGAGTTTCACTTGAGGACCAATTTGCTAAAGGTAATTCAGACCCTCAAGAGGGAACCAAGAAGAAGCAAAGGCAGGATGATAAAAACCAATCTGCTCGTAGGTCAAGAGATAAAACTAATCCGGCTCCATCTCGTGGAGACCAAAATACAAAAGCAAGATGAGTAAATTTACTAAGAAAAACAAAGAGCATCTTGATTCAATGGTGATTGGCCAGGGTCATACCATTATGGCTGGGTATATCCCAGAAGCAGTTGGAGCCCAGGCTTTCTCAGAGAATTATTACAAATGGAAGACTCCGACACCGGATACCATTGCTCAATTTGGATTTTGGGGAGGAGATATAGATTATAATACCTATTATCCAAACCTTGATAAATCAGAACTTACTCCAAAGGACGAAGAGTTCATCGAACCTATGTTCAGATTACTTTCTGAAACGATTGTATCTAAGAACTGGAATCCTACTGACTTTGGTCAGAATGGAGTACTCAAGGCTTCTATGAAGATGTTACTTGGACAAACAGTAAATTGCGACCATGAAACTAATATTGGTAATGCAATTGGAGCTGTATCTCAAGTAATGTGGCAGGAGTCTTATAAGGATGGAAGCTTTACTATACCTGCAGGTATCAATGGTATTCTGAAGATTGATGGTAAAGCTAATCCAAGAATTGCTAGAGGTATTCTTATGGAACCTCCTTCAATTCACAGTAATTCAGTAACAGTACAGTTTAAGTGGGATAAATCACATCCGGGAATGGAAGATGGTGAATTCTACCAAAAGCTTGGTACTTATGACTCTAAGGGTGAAATGGTTCGTAGAGTAGTTACTGAAGTAGTTCGTTATATGGAAACATCTCTGGTATCTCATGGAGCTGATTCTTTTGCTCAAAAGATTGGTGAAGATGGTAAAATCATTAATCCAACTTTTGCAAAAAGAACCTGGTCTTCTTATGAGGAATATCGGGATGACAAGTCCAAACAGTACTTCTTTACTGACTACAAAACAGACTTCAACTCATTCCAAGAAAAGGACAATACTCCAGATTCTTTTAATGATAATGGTACCCAAGAAAATCATAATCCTAATAAAGAAAATATGAACAAAGAATTGCAAGAATTTTTAGAAAAGCTTTTCGGAGATAACATGTTATCTCTGGCAGAAGGCAAAGAAATGACCCAGGAAGAAGTTATTTCTTGTATTCAAAGCTTGGTATCATCCAAAAACAGTCTTCAGACAACGGTAGATAATCTTACTACAGAGAAATCTTCTCTTACAGAACAGATTACCAACCTGAATGCAGAAGTTGCAAACTTGAAGGAAATGGCAACTGTAGGAAAGAATCACATTGCTTCCCTCCGTGAAGATGCCGTTGCTACCTACAAGAAGTTGATGGGTGACAAAGCCGATGAAACTATTGTTACAATGTTGAATGCCGAAACTACTGGCATCGTTACTCTTATCTCCTTGACTAAGGATTATCAGAGTCGTCTGGAAGAAAAATTCCCAATGGTATGTGCAAGCTGTGGTTCTCACGATGTAAGCCGTGCTTCTTCTGTTGCAGAGAATGACAATGAGGATAAAACTCAGAAACCTGCAACTACTTCAAATGCAGAAGCCAAGTCTACTTCGGAAACCCTTGAAGACTTGTACAAGAAGAAATTCAAGTAATAATCGATAAATATCACTGTTATGACTAAAATCGTAAACAAAGACCAGCCAATGACGCTGTTTGGGGAAAAGACCCCAAGAGCGGTGATTTACAAAAGTGAATCACACAAATTGCACCAAGCTTTCTGTGTAAAAGATGGTGAAACAATTTTGCAAGGTATGCCAGTAGCTCTTGGAGAAGACGGTTTAATTGAACCTTACACTGAATCTACTCAGGTATATATCGGAGTGGCAGTAACCGACAATGTAAATCCTGCTTACCAGGCACAGAACAAATTCCCAGTAGAGGTAACTGTTGCTGTAGAAGGTTACATGATTTGTAACTGGGTATCTAATGCTGCTGACTTAAAAGCAGGATATGTAGTTCCCTCTGGTGACTTGCTGAACGACAGATTTGTAAAAGCAAATCAGTCAACAGATGCTACACCTTTCATTGCCATCATACCTGCAGATGAGGCAAACGAGGTAATTCAAGTACTTATTAAATAAGAGAAGAAGAAACATGGAAAAAGTTGATATTTCAAAATTGAAGAGAGAAGACTTCGCAAAAGAACTTCCTCAAATGGTACAGCAGTTGGATGCTTACCGTCAAGGTTCACAGAACAAAAAACCTGTGGACATCACATTAGGTGAACTTACCACTGGTAAATGGGGTATTACCCAAGATGAATTGTTCGAGAAGTTGGATATCAATCCGAAAATCGACACAATGGAAAACATCTTCACAATGCCTCAGCAAGATGTTCGTTGGATTGTTCCGGAAATCATTCGTTCTGCCATCACTCTTGGTATGCGCCAGGCTCCATTCTATCCGGAGATTATTGCATCTGACCAGTCAATCAGTGGTCTTAGCGCAATCATGCCGATGATTAATATGTCCGATGCTGCTCCTGCAAAGGTTAACGAAGCAGAAACTATCCCATTGGGAGATGTAAGCTTTGGACAGAAATCAGTAAGTCTCTTCAAAATTGGTAAGGGATTCAAACTTACTGATGAAGTTCGTAACTATGTATCTCTGGATGTATTGGCAATCTACCTTCGTGACTTCGGTGTTCAGCTGGGTTATGCAATGGATACTTTGGCAATGGATGTTGTTATCAACGGTAACAAACCTGATGGTTCAGAATCTGCTCCGGTTATCGGTGTATACGAAACTACGAATGGTATCACTTACAAAGATTTGCTGCATATCTGGGTAAGAGCTGCTCGTATGGGACGTAACTTTACTACTATGATTGGTGGTGAAGACCAAGCAATTGAAATGCTGAACTTGCCGGAATTCAAAGAACGTCATTCTGGTACAACTGAAGCTACACTGAATGTGAAGTCTCCTGTACCTAAGAATGCTAACTTTTACATTCACCCGGGTACACCCGACCAAGGCTTGCTGTTGATTGATACAACTGCTGCCTTGATTAAGCTGACTGCAAAACAGTTGATGCTTGAATCAGAAAGAATCGTATCAAATCAGACTCAGGCAATCTATGCTACTCTGACTACAGGCTTCTCTAAGATGTATCAGGATGCTGCATTGATTCTGTCTGCGGAGAAGAAGTTCACCGAGTCCGGATTCCCTGAATTCATGAACATTGACCCATATCTCTTGGTTAACCTTGAGTAATACTACACCTGGTTTATTTTACAAATAATTCCATTTCTCAATGGGGTAGGTTTTGCGAGGACCTACCCCTAATTTTAAACATCTAAAAACTTAGTAAAATTATGGATAAATATAAAGTAACTGTAGGTGCTAAAGCTTACAGCTTCCATGACCAATCTACAGGTATTACAATTTGTAGAGGAGAAGAAAAAGAATTGAGTGCTCGTCAGTACAGAACCAAAAAGATTCAGATGGCTTTGAATTCAGGTCACCTGCGTTTGGTTCTTGATAAGAAAGCTACCGACAAATACTCCAATGATGACATCGATAAGTTGGAAAAGAAACTGAAGGCTCAGTTCGAAAAAGGCATGGAAATCAAAAAGATTGCCAAAGCCTATACTCTCGAAGAAGCAACCCTTATCGCTGCTCGTCACGAAATTGTTGCCGACAAAGGTGATACAGTTGAAACTCTGATTCAGGTTCTGTTGGAAGAGTTCGAAGAATCTAAAAAATAAGATACCATGGACAATCTAGACTTTGTAGCTATTGCGAATGGTCTGGAAGTTTCATTTAGAGTATTAACCAAAGTCCCAGCCAAGGCCATTTTTGACTGGGACTTTGGTGATGATAAGGGGTCCGTTTATGATGTTAAACAACCTACTTATACTTATGAAAAGTCCGGATTCTATACAGTAGCGTTGAACATAACGAACTCCGAAGGACTTAACTTAAATGCAACCAAAATCGTAATTGTAAATACAGAGTCCAAAACTACATTAACCGATAGTATATATAACCTAATTAATTATTACATTCCTTCAGAAATCTCAGATGGTATGTCATCAGAAGAGAAAGCAATGTACATAACTAAATGGCAGTTATATATCCAACCGCTAGTAAATCATACTATCCCACTGGATAAATATAATGATGAGTTAATGTATGAAGCTCTAGAAAACCAACTAATTATGGAATTGGCAGCATGGGATTATCTCAATGTTAAGCTTCTTAATTTATTAACAAGTACAGGAGAATACCTAAGTCAACTTACTTCAACCAAAGAACAAGTTGGTGATGGTTCTTCTAAACCGGAACAAGCTCGAGGTGATAGAATCAAACAAATCACAACTGGGCCTACTGAAGTGCAGTACTATGATACACTTGCCGATGCAACATCTTCCCTATGGAAAACATTCTCTCAAGCAATGCAACCTGGTGGTATCATAGACGAGTTAAGAAAAAACCTTTGTATGTTAGCTGGACGATTGGAAATCTACTTACCATTCTGTGACCAAGCAAGTCATGTAGTAGTTCCAAGAGTAGTAGACAGAAGAAGACCTGGATTAATAGATGGGCCAAACCCCCGCTTTCCAGTAAAACGTAATGGTAGAACCTTAATTAGAAAACGATGACCAAGACTCCTCATAGATTGGTTAAGAACCGGTCTTGGGATAGATACAAGAAGATTATAAATGATTTCTTGGATGTAGATGCTGGTAGGCAAACTATAACTTGGGCAAAGAATGTAAATCAACTCCTAAGTCATGGAGAAGATGAAATCCCTAAATATTATAATATACCAATCGAGGCATTATGTTATTACAATGCCTTCAGAAACTGGCCCATTAATAAGGCAACAGTAACTGGAGAACTCGATGATGAGAATTTATCAATACTGGTTACTAAATCGTATATAGAACAACTGGGATATTTAACTCCAGAAGGCTATTGGGATTTTAACTGGTCTGAAGATAGGTTCGTAATTAATGGTATTACTTATAAACCTTCTGGAGATACACAAGTTGCTCAGGCCAAGGATGAAGCATTAGTCTTCATGGTTATCCTAAAAAGGGACCGAGATACCAAAATACAATTCGTAGAATAAAATTGAAAAGTATATGGCAAAGATGTTAATGTTACGATGGAAACCAATTAATACCGGAAACGGTATTTGGTTTGACAGTAACCTGATTGTCTTGAACGGTACATCTGGAGTACATATTGAAAGTAAGAAAAGTAATTTAGACGTTACTACATTTCAGTCTATGACTGGAGGTAAGTTCGTTACTTGCTTTCAAGATTACTTTGGAGAAGTTTGGGATAAGATAATACCTCATCCGGGTATTGGCCAGGTGATAAAATTCCGTATCAATCAACTTCCAGATTATGCAATAATCAGGGGTGATATTGAAGACGGGGGAGACCCAGACCCAGAACATCCAGATATTCCAATGAATGCCTTCTGTGGAAAAGAAGGAGAACCATTCAGAGATAAGAATTCTGACTTCTTCTGTGGTAAGCAAGTAATCAATCCTTAAAATAATAACAATATGTACGTAAGTAAGTATTACACAAATGAAGAAATTGACCAAAGACTTTTACAAGGTTATTTTGATGACTTCGTAAAGGCCGGGTTTGCTGGAACTATTAATGAGTTCTGGGCATTCGTTCTTTCTATTGCCAATAAGGTAGATAAGAGAGAAGGATACGACTTATCTAAAAATGACTTCACGGATAAACTCAAAGAGAAACTGGAAGGCATTGAAGAAAGAGCAAACTACATCACTAAGCTTTCTCAGTTGGAGAATGATACTAAGTTCCAAACTGAAGAACAGGTAAGACAAGCTATCAGTGATTTGATTGATGGTGCCGATGATGCACTTGATACATTAAAGGAATTGGCAGAAGCATTGGGAAATGACCCCAACTTTGCTACTACAATTACCAACAAACTAACGGATTTACGTAATGCACTGACAGATGAAGTTAACCGAGCTAAGGAGGAGGAAGGAAAACTGAGTACCCAAATTAGTGAGGTTAACTCTAATTTCATCAAGGCAGTGGATTTACTTAATGATAAAATCGACACTGCAGTTACTAACCTTATCAATAAGATAGATAAAGTAGAAGCAAAAGTCGATAAGAATACTGCTGACATTGCAGACCTCAGAAATGAAACTACTGGTTCATTGGCAGAAGCTAAAGCTTATGCTAAAGACTTGGTAGATAAAGAAGCTGAGCTTCGTAAAACTGCCGATGATGCTTTATCAGAAAGTATTCACCAACTGAACACCTTGCATATCAATGATAAGGCAGAGCTCAAACAAGATATTGCGGCAGAAGCCCAATTGAGAGCAAATGCCGATGCAAATATTCAGTTGAAACTAACTGAAGAAATCACCAATCGTCAAACTGGTGATGCTGCCTTAGAAAGTAAACTTTCTGATGAGGTAGTAAATCGTAAAGCTGCCGATGAAACTCTTCAGAATTCAATTACCAAAGAGGTAGCTGACCGTACCAATGCAGATAATACCCTCCAGGTAAACATTGATAAAGAGGCTCAAGCTCGGGAATCTGCAGACCAGGTTCTTCAGACTAATATTAATTCCGAAGCTGCAACTCGTACTGCTCAGGACCAAATCCTTGACCAGAAGATAACTGCCTTAAGTGAAAAGACTGATGGTGATAAGTCAGATGTACTTGCTGCTATCGAAGCTGAGAAGGAAGCTCGTATTGCTGCAGATGCCGACCTTAATTCCAAGAAAGTAGATAAAAGAGAAGGTTATTCTTTAACCAAGAATGACTTTACAGATCTCTTGCTTGCCAAGTTGAATGGAATCGAGGAACATGCTAATTACATTACCCTGGTATCACAATTGGCAAACGATGCTGGTTATCAGACTGAAGCCGAAGTAGAGGCAGCAATTGAAAAGATTATTGGTTCTGCACCGGAAGTACTCGATACTCTGGAAGAGATTGCTAGGGCATTAGGTGATGACCCTAATTTTGCTTCAACTATCACCAAGAAGTTGGCAGCAATTACAGAAAAGGTAAACCAA